GTTCAGACGTGTGCTCTTCCGATCTTACATCAACAAATCAGATGCAAACCGCGAGCTTGAAATCAAGGCGGCCGTCGAAGCGGCGGTGCAGTCCTATCTGTCCTGGCAGGAAAGCACTATCGGCAGGGACCTCAATCCAGACAAACTGGTTGCTTTGGTGATTGCAGCCGGAGCAAAACGTCTGGAGGTAGTGACACCGCAGCATCAGATCATCGCATCCGATGAAATCTTCAAGCACAGGTCAGCCAAAGTAAATTATGGAGGTTTGGAAGATGATTAGTTTACAGCAGGTAAGTTTCTCAACTCTTTTGCCTCCGAATCTGCAGGACGCGCAGACCAGGGCACTGGGAGCCGCATGGGACAAAGCCTTCCGGAAACTGGTGGACTACGTCGAGCGTGTTTCCATGACATTCGCTTTTGTGATGGAGCTGGATGAGGAGATGGCAGACCATTTTTGCCTGTCGCTGGATATCAAGGGATACAAAGCGGATCTGTCTCTGCAGAAAAAGCGGCTGCTCATTCGATCGGCTCTGCTCAACTATTCCCGCATGGGTACCAAGGCGGCGCTGGAGGATGCAGTCGGCATTATTCATGGAGGCACGAGCGTACAGGAAAACTGGGAATACGGCGGGCAGCCTTACTTTTTCCGGGTGGCAGTGGATGCCGGCCAGGAAAAAGTAGCAGAGAATCCGGTGGGCAGGCTGCTGGATACCATCATGGAATACAAAAATGCACGTTCCTGGCTGCAGGGAATTACCGTCGATGTCATTGAGCCGGGAAGTGTTTACACCGGTGCTCTGCCGGAGATGGGGACCATGCTGGTGATCGACCCGTACCGCCCACGAGAGATGATAACCGACGGCAAAGCAATTTACCAGGCTATGGCAACGCACGGGGCATATCTGATCATTGAAAGATAATAGAGAGGAGAATAGAAATGCCGCAGGAATTTGAATATTTTGCGATCCTGACAAACAAGGGCACCGAAAAGCTGGCTCAGTATCTGCAGTCAGGTGAAAAACTGACTATCAGCTGGGTCGTAGTCGGTGACGGAAATGGCAGCATCCCCATGCCAGATCCAGGACGAACGGCTTTAGTTCATGAAGTATGGCGCGGGCCGGCACAGGTGACAGGGGATTTGGTAAACAAAAATGTCATCAAGGCAACATCCGTTATCCCGACTGATGTGGGCGGCTGGAATGTAAGGGAAATTGGTCTGATCGACCAGGATGGGGAACTGTTCGCGATTGCCAATGCCCCAGGTTACCCGAAAATCAGCATTGCAGACGGCATCAACAACGATATGTGTGTTGGTATGCGTGTAGCGGTGAGCAATCAGGCGGAAATCAACATCAAAGTGGACGGTACTGTCATTATCGCTACCATTCAGGACATCGAGGAGCACGACAAAAACGAGGATTCCCACCAGGGTCACTTTAAAAACAAAGAAATCCATGTTTCCACAGATGACCGGGAAAACTGGGACAATCCTCTGATTGTGGCAACCGTGCTGCTTACAAGTGAGGGCTGGAAGCGTGATCCGGAGGGAGTAACCTTTATTCAGGATGTGACCGGTCAGCTTCCGGAAGAAACCGTTTTGCCGAATATGGATTTGGCCATTAAAGCAGATCCAAACTTGACGGCGCAGATGGTAGACAAAGATATTGGTCTGGTAGCGGAACAGACCGGCGGAAAGATCGTTGTCCATGCACTTCGGGAAGCGCCGGACATCAATATGTATCTGCAGGTGTCTCTCTACCGCTCAAAATCGGGGGAAGAAAAGACCTATTACTCAAATCTTCTGGGCAATCCGGGAGAGATCGGCACACCGCTGCCATTGCCGATTGAAAAAGGCAGCATCCATCTGGAGGACCAGTCCACTGCAGAGCAGCTGAAAATCCATGGAACGCACACCAATCCATCCATTGACTGGGCAGCGACCAGAGTAGTCCGAGGGGAGAACGTTGGACCGATCGGGCCAAACGACGGGGTACAGATCATGGACGGCACCGCAACGGAATTTACCGATACCAACAATCTGAAGGCCGGTGTACGGTACATTTATGCTTACTTTCCACGAAATGAAGCAGGAAATTACCAGATGTCAGCGACCACAGCAGAAATCACTATCCCGACCAAGAAACCGCAGCCACCGACCAATCTGCAGATAAAAAACAGCACCGACGCCAGTGCCTTTGCAGCGACACTTACCTATGAAGCGCCAGTGGATGTTTACCGCGACCACTTTGCCATTGTGCGAAAGGAAGGCAGCGCACCGACCTCTCTGGAAGATGGCAAGATCGTTTATGAGGGAGCCGAGCTTACCTTCCGGGACACCCAGAACACAACCTTCGGGGTGGAATATCACTGGACTGTGTTTGCGGTCAATGCAGAAGGCGTCGTGAGTGACGCTTCCCCTAGTGTATCTCTTTCCATTCAGCCGATCGTTCCAGAACAGGTAACCGAGCTGACTGCAGCAGATGCTTCCGCACCAGAGTATGGCTATCGTGTTATGGTAAAATGCAAAAAGCCCGCTGATGTCAATGCCTATAAAATCATGGTGCGTCGTAAGGCCGGGGAGATGCCGGCAACCAGCATCGACGGCGATCAGGTTTATGAGGGCAGCAACGAAATTTTCTACGATCTGCCGCCTTTTTCCTCACAGGAATATTTCTACCGAGCATTTACCGTAAACCAGAGCGGACAGATGAACGATGAGCAGGAGGGGGCGGTTGCATCGGTGACCCTCACTGCAAAAGAACCGGGAAGTGTCACCAACCTGGCAGCCACCGATGAAAAAGGAACAACAACTGGCAGCTTTGATCTTCCTGTTGTAATGCTGGAGGGCAAAGAGGTGGTCAATCGCTTTGTTGCCGGATATGTGGTGATCCAGAAAGAGGGCAGCACCCCGGAAAGTGAGACAGACGGGGAAGTGATTGCAAGCGTGGATATCGACCCGGAAATCACCAGCAAGACAGTCACCTTCACCAAGACAGAACAGAAAAATGGTGCCAATTTGTACATAACGGTTTTCCTCAAAAATGCGGCAGGCTCATATTTTTGGAGTTCCGGGCAGACTGTAAATTTGGTGCCTCGGGTATTCCCAGATGAGCCGACTTCATGGAGCGAAATTCGGAAGGCAACAAGCTCCATGACTTTCACAGCTCCAGAGCAGGGGTGGTTCCGTTTTATCGGTGTTGCGGCATCCGGAAGCGGTGGATATGGCAATCGTTATAGCGATGGTAGTGGTTACACTGGCGGCGGAGCTGGTGGCTCCGGCGGTATTGTGGTTTCAAAATTCCCTCTCGAAAAAGGGGAAACTGTGACTATCAGTGTTTCCAAAAATGTTTCATTTTCCTGCAAAGGAGAAACGGGGACGGCTACGGCAGGGCAAAATGGATACGACCACAGAGCTAGCAATAATGGTGGTTACGGAGGTAGAGCAACAGGAGGAAACATCATCAACAAAAACGGTTCCAAAGGAGGAAATGGATATTCAGCCGAGGGATTTACTTTTTGCGGAGGACATTCTGTAACAAACGAGTATGAGGGGTACTCCACCAAAAGTGGCCGGGGCGGATGCCATCCTGCGGGAGGAAGCAGTATGAGCATGAGTGGAGAACAAGCTCCAACAAGCTCCGGATTTGTTGTTATTAGCCGCGGCAACACCAACCTCACCCAAGCCCAGCTCAATGCTATGGATATCACCACCCTCATGCTGGATAACAGCCGACTTGAGCAGGAAGTCACCGGCATCATGCTAAGCCAGAGCGCCCAGTAAGATGCCGGTCTGCTCCTGCGCAAGAGCGGTAATTGCCAACGCGTTGGCGGTAATATCGCGGGCGTTTTGTTGATTTAAAGGAATATTTGTATTTCCGCGATAGATTATTACGTAAGCATTTGTTCCGCTATTTCCTTTACTTTTACTGAATCCAAATTGTTCTGTACTCTTGGTAGCCCATCCACCAGAACCACTTTTTGTCGTTTCTCCATCAACAGTTGTAGAAACGGAATTTCCTCCCCAAGCATTGAAACTTTCAAAGGAATTTCTGGCAAATCTGGTCGAACCGTTATTTCCTCTTTGTCCGGATTGATTTAGGATATTTCCACCTGATGCTGTTCCCTCAGTTCCTCCTACACCAGCTTTTGCCGAAGTTGCACTTAATGCATTTCCATTTGTTCCATTTTCTCCAGAGGTAACTTTTAAATCTAAGGGAAGAATTGATATTCCTCCATTTTGAAAATTAATTGAAATGCTTTCCCCCTTTAGAATTCCGTGTTTTGAAATACAAATGCCTCCAGAACCTCCAGAGCCTCCACTTGCACCAGAACTAAATGCCGGCTTGTATGTGTCGCTATAATAATCACCATCTCCACCAGATCCGCTTGCTCCCACTAATACAAATTTAAACCAACCTGTTTCCGGAGCGACCCACGTTTTGGGACCAGTTACTCTTTCAATCTCATAGTAACTACTCGGAAGTTCTGGTAGAACTTTCGGTACAATATTTACCACCTGCCCATTACTCCAAACAAATAACCATACACCAAAAAAGTGACTACAAAGAAAGGATGAAAAATCATGACAAAAGAACAGATGATTGAACGCTATCGCAGAGGCTATGCCACCGATGAGCACCTTGATACGGCAGTAGCCAGAGGGCTGCTGACGGTGGAGGAAGCCGAAAGCCTGAAAACCGAGCGGCTGCAGAAAGGGGGGATCGTAAAGCGCGAGGAGTACGAGCAGCTGCAGGAGGAGCACGAGCTCCTGAAGGCAACCTTTGAAGAAAGCGCAGTAGATGCCGAGTACCGGCTTTTGATGCTGGAAGCGGCACAGGAACCAATTGTTTAAAACAGAAAGGAAGAAAAAGACTATGAGCATTTACAGCATGACCAAAAGAACCATCATCCGCCAGAAGAAAGCAGGCAAGCTCGACAAAGAGCAGTGGCAGGCAAAATTGGATGTATTTCTGATGTTTGACCGCATCACAACCGAGCAGTACACCGAGCTCAAAGAGCTCATCGGTGATACCGCAGCAGCGGCATAGCAAATATCAAAAGGGGGGCTTCCTTCGGGCAGCTCCCTTATCTTGTGGACTAAAAAACGCACGGATTATCATATCAGCTGGAAAAAGCAGGAAAGTTGCTCTTTTTAGGGCAATTTCCCTTTTCTTTTGGAGTTTTATATGAAAGGAGGTGAGGAAGGTTGAATGAGTTAGGCGAAATCTCGGCGCTGGTGAAGGAGTACATATCACCGGAAACAGTGTGGCTGGTTCCTTGCCTGTATGCGCTGGGCAGTATCATCAAACGCTCGATCAGGATCGATGACACGCTGATTCCGACCGTATTGTGTGTAGTTGGAATCTTTCTGTCCGCTCTGGTTTCGGTGGCATCCTGTGAGCCGACAAACTGGATTCAGTGGGTAATTCTGGTTGCAGTCAGCATCGGGCAGGGGTATGTTATGGCAGCGGCAGCAGTCTGCCTCAATCAGCTTATCAAGCAGCACAGAATCTCAGGCAGGTTGAAAAAAGGATTTGACGGGCAGTGCAACATGGAAAGTAAGGAAGGGATGGTTGGGGATTGTAGAAAAAACAGCCCTTGTGTTCCATCCCCCGAAGATTGGAGTTGCACTCCAATCTCCAAAGTGAAGGAAGGAGAACAGTAAAATGCCAATCGTAACAGGAAAGACACCGACAGGACTGGTGCAGCACGCTCAGAAAGCACTCAATGAA